ACGACCGAGAATGCGGTCAAGTGCTGCGTCGATGCCGCGACGGTTTTCGGCTTGTATTTGCGCTGCAGCGGCGGCCAACTCTTCGCCACCTTGATTGCCAAACAGTGCATTGGCTTCCCCTCGCACGCGTTCGCGAAACAAGCCAAGTGCCATGAACGAACGACCGACAAGCTCGAACGCTGCAGCACCTCTATCAAGAATGTCTGCACCTGCTTCAAACTTTCCAAAGGTGCTGTCCATGTCAGCTGCAAATCCTTGCAGCCCAAGGAGTACGCCGTCGAAAATGCCAGCAAGCGTATCGGCAAAACTCAACAGACCTTGTGCAATGCCGTCAGCTATGCCGATGGCACCGCCACCGCCTGGCCCTTGGAATGCTTGCACAAACCGGAGAAACTCATCAGCAATAGCCGTGACTCGCGGTGCAAGCTCAGCAGTCACTCTGGCGATAATGCCCTGGATTGTCTGTTGCACTCTGCCCAGTGCCAGATTCATCTCGCGAATGGCACCTACTTGGTCTGCACCAAGCACGAGGCTCAAGCCTTCGGCCTCTGCTGCGAGGTTTGCAAAACCTTCGCCACCATTTTTGAGCAGCGGCAGCAACAGCGTCAGGTCACTCGACATAGCCTCAAGGAAGAACGTCATTTCCTGCTGGTTGACGTTTGCCTTTTCAAGACTGCTCACATACAGCTGCAGTGCCTGTGGCCCAGAAAGGTTGCGAAACTCATTCGCGGTCAGCCCAATGCGTGGAGCGATTTGCTCAAAGAAGTCGGCCATAGGGCCGCCACCTGTTGTCAGGAAATCGCCAACGCGGTCATTCACGTCTTTCAGAATGTCTGCAAGCTTGTCCTGCTCGAGGCCAACAGACTGCGCACCGTATGCCAACCCTTGGAACTGTTCAACGCTTGCATTTGATACAGCAGACAGTCGCGTGAGCTCGCCAACACCTTGCCGCACGTTGTCGACAAATCCGCTGACTGACGCAGTAGCTCTGGCAAAAACTTTGCTGAACTCAATAGCGACTAGCCCTTTAAGGGCCGCGCTGGCTGAGTCAGCTGACTTTTTAATGCCACGCAGCTGCTTCGAGGTATCAGATGCACCTTTGCGGATTCCAGCCGTATTCGCTGAAATCTGTGCAACCAGTGCCATGACGTTTGCCATTATTCACCTCGCAGTTGCTTTCGAAGTAGTTCGATAGCTTCCCGCATTTGCTCTGGGTGCTGTGGCGGTGCCTCTATCGGCACGAAGTCTGTCGGCTTTGGTGACTTGCCTTTGCCTGCATACGGTGCGACTGCGGCAGACGCCAGCACGCCTGTTTGGTGCCACGGGTCTGCCAGTGGCATAAAGTATCGGTGCACTGCCATCCATTCGCTGAGCTCTCTGCTGCTGAGTTCCTGGCATAGCTGTGCAACTGTTTTGCCGAGCTGTGCGGCCAACCGAAACAAAAACACTCGGCTGGGCCGCAGATTTAGTTTTTTGCAAAGTCCTCTACGTCTTGGTCTGTAAGAGCGTTGTGCTTCATCGCTGCGTTCCAAACCTTTGTTACCACGCGTGCAGACTTCTTTGACAGCTGTTTGATTTCAGCAGCCGTAAACAGCAGCTCCCCTTTTTCGTCGCAGAGAACACGCTGCAGAAACTTTGCCCGGAAGTCGTCGACGCCTTTGCTCTTGTTGACCATCCATTCGTTTTCGTAGCTGTCACGCTCGCCAGCGGTCATAACGCGGATGCGTACACTGCCGCCCCATTCTGGCACTTCAAGTTCCAGCAGGCCCATGTCGTCAGCGGCCAGGATCTGTTCTTTGGTCAGGCTCATGAGTCGATGATCCGAAAGGTCACGGTGTACTGCGTCACGCCATTACGTTGCGGCGAAACAGTCACCGATTCCCAAATAGCATACGTTGTCAGTCCAGCCCCGCCGCCACTGATTACAAGTTGCTTGCGGGTTCCAAACTGGGCAATGTCAGTAGTGCGAGAATCTGGCGTAAGACAGGTAACCGTGATCGTGCCCTGGTCAGCACGAAATGCAGTGTCGCGGCCTGTGCGAGTGCCGCCAAAGTTCCACGTGAGTTCCTGGACCTCGCCGAACGGGTCGCCGTCCCAGGTCACGCTGATTCCGGTCGAATAGGTCGCCACGGCTCAGGAAACTCTTACGGTTGCATTGCCTCGCACGACATCATTGACAGCCAGCGTCAGCGTCGACGACACAATCGTGGCATCGCCAGAAAGCGACGCACCGCCAGCCAGTGCGTATGCACCAGCGTCACCGCCCTCTAGCTGCGTGGTGCCGATATAGTCAAAGCTGATTTCCTTGCCGGTCTCGCCAGTAGGCGAACCAACCAGCGGCCGCTTTTGCGTCGCCATTGTCTCGCCAGTTGTCTGGCCCAGGTGACTGATGTCGATGCGGTCGGTTTCGCCGCTGACATCGGAAAAATTGATGGTCAGGTTTGTGACGGTAAAGGTGGTGCCGTCAAACACAAAACTGGTTCCACTGCTGTCGTGAGGCGTGGTCGCCATGCGTCAAATCTCCTGCCAGAGCACGTCGTAGGTTTGCGTCACCGCGTATGCGTTAGGTACTTCTGAGCCATCAAGAGAAACGATGTCGTCGGTTTCGCTTTCAAGGCTCGTCTGCCGTACCTGTGTATTGTCGAAAGTCGCTGCGTACCCATCCAGAACAGCACGCACAGCGTCGGCCAACTTGCGCACCTGCAGATAGGTGCCAGCGAACAGCAGAAAGTCCACGCTAACCTTTGGCACGCCCATCGGGCCTGTGAATGTCTGCTCACGCTGGTTTGCTGTGCGACGCCACGTGATAAACGGCATGTCGTCTGCTGCTGGTGCCAGCTGCGGGTAGACCTTGTGGCCCACGATGGACGTGACAGACGCATCGGAAATGAGCGCATTCCACAGCACCGATTCTGGAGACTTGAAACTCATTGCGCCTTCTTCTTGTCCAGTGCCTTGTAAATGCTCTTGATCACCTTCGGCGTCTTGTCGGCAAGTCGGGTGCGGATCTGCGATTTGGTCCGCTCAAATGCGTCACGCAGTGGCGGACGGCCAAAACTGCCGCCTACTGGCATCCGGCCCAGCTGCACGCCGTGACCAGCTTTTGCCCTCTTAAAGAAAGTGCTGGGGTAGCCTTGCGTGGTCAGCATTCCGTTTCTGTTCGACATCTTGAACGGATAGCTGCCGTAAGATGATGCGATTGAGCCACGCTTCGTGTAACGCGGTCGCGTGCCAAACTCGACTAGGTGCTGGTGGTATGCGTTTGTTCGGCCAGCTTTTCGCTGCTTCTTTGTGCCCTTGCCAGCAGAGATGTAGCCAACAAGAGCGACCGCATTGCCAGACTTAGAATAGGCTTTTGCCTTAATGTTGACTGCTCGCGCGAGGTTGCCAGTTTTCGTGCCCAGCTTGCTGACGTTGGCAGTCAATGCAGCGAATGTCGGTTTTGCCGCATAACGCAAAGCAGACCGCATTTTCTGAGAAATCAGTTTGGTGTCTTTTGTGATCTTCTGAAGGTCGCGCAGCAGATTTTTATATTCTGGCAAGTCGACCTTTGTGTCCATCACTGCACGTGCCATCACTCCACCTCCTCGCACGTCGCCACGTGCTCAGAGCGATTGGCATATTCCAGCAGACTGACGATCTGTAGAACGCGATTCCGCCACAGAAAACGGTCAGTGTGCTTGAGTCCGTCGATATATCGAAGTCGCACGCGGTGCGTGATTCGGCTTTCTTGCTGACCGTCAACAAGTGCCTCGCTGGAGCTCACGCCGTTGACTGCGGCCCATACTGTGGTCACGTCAGACCACGCAAGCGTTGTCTCGCCAATGCTGTTGGTGCTGGTGGCTGGCGTTTGCACCGTCACACGCTCACGCATTTCGCCTGGCCTGATCATGCGTAGCTGCCCCACTTGCACGTGTCGAGCAGCGCACGCACGCCGAATGGCACCTCATTGCTGGCCTGGCTGTCAGCGGCCAAGCGTCGCTCGTAGAGGTGGGCGACGTGCATCAGAATCGCGTGGCGAATCGCTTGCGGCACGTCTGAGCCCGCGGCACCGTAGCCGGCCCACCAGGTCACCGTGACGGCATTCGGATCAGTTAGGTGGCTGGGCCAGGTGCCGTTGTATACGGTGCGGATCTTGCCAGGCGTGGCATCGCGGTCGACGCGATAGCTGGTGGCTGAGAGCGTGGTGGTCGTCGGCGTCGCGGTGCTGGCACTGCCAGGATCGAGAGCGTAGGTGATCGCGGTAGCCGTGAGCGTGCCGCTTGTCGCCATCGGCGGCCGTGGCAGCTCGAACTCGTAGGGGAACGTATCCATCCGCATCGTCAGCTGCTGAGAGACCAGGGCACGATCGAGGTATTCTTCGGCGTACTTGCGAGCCGCAGTGATCAGAGACCCGATGTAGGTATCATCGTCGTCGATGTCGACGCGCAGGTGTTGCTTGGCTTCGCTGACGCTGACGGGCTCAACGGCCGGTGCGGTCTCAGTCGTGAGGCTGCGGTATCTCACTGCGTTTGCGTCTCCTGCGTTTAACCGTGGCGGTGCGTGCCTCTGGCTCAGCTGTCGCGGTTTCCAGCAGTTGCTGTTGTGGCTGCGGCACGGCAATGCCACGAGCAATCAGCAGATTCGCTTCACCGTCTCCCAGCTGTGCTGTCTGCCCTCTGCGGTACGCGCGAAAGCTCTTTACAAACTCTATCTGCATCACTGGTCTACCCTCCAGACGCCTTCCGGCGGCCTCATGTTCACACAGAAGTCCGTCGCGTGCTGGTGCACTGGCTTGGCCAGCTGCTCGCCTGGCCACGTCACCATGTACTCGCCATGCCCGAGAATCACACGCGGCGAAACATACAGCCGATTGCCAGCTTTCTTGAACTGCCGCCAGAAGAAAATATCGTCGTCGATTCGGCCGTCGCCCCATTCGCCATCGTCGTTTGGAAAACCCTGGAACCAGGGCTTGGGCATCCGCTTGAGTGCGGCCGTCGAAATAAACGTGCAGCCGAAATGGGCGGTATCAACCTGGCGAACTGGTGCGGAAAACCACTCACGCGGCACGGATACCTTTGCGTCCTCTGGCGGGTTGTCGAGCGTGTCGAGCATAGTCAGCATCGGCCGACCGTCTTCGCGTTTCGTCTGCATACCAGTGATCGCGTCACACTGAAAAGTCATTGCCAGTGCTAGCAAGTGCTCGACATCCGCCTGTGTGAAGAATGTGTCGTAGTCAATCGTGAGAATGTATTCGCAATCGTCTGCGAACTGTTGCAGCACACGCTGCAAACACTGGCCCCAGAATGCACCAGTAACCTTGGTAGGTCGAATGCCCAGTGGCATCAGTGCTTGTGCCCATGTAAAGAAGTTGTCCATAAAGCCCAGGCGAGGCACAGACATGACAGCCTCGACGCGGACATCAACCCGAGATTCGCCAACTTTGACGATCATTTAGAAGTCTCCATAAACAAGACGA